CCACGAACAGGACTGCGTTCAGCGTACACACATACAAAAGGTAAACGGCCCAGTTGATTTGGTTCAACCATATATTCTTTACCACTTGCATTTCTAGTATCAATCACATAAGTCACAATTGATTCTTTAGTCCACTCTTTGATTGTGGTTTCAGTATCATTGATTTCTTCAAGATACTTGATGTATTCTAATTCATATGCACCGTTGACTTGTCTGGCCCAACGCCAATCAGTCACTGCCAAGGGTGTCATCAGTGATAGGTAAGGACGAATATTTTGTGAAAGTTCATCTGCCAGTGTTACAGCGTTGGCATTGGGCTTGGCCACACATACCCAGCAATGTCCAAACACTCCTGACCAGATGGCAACTTCTTTCATAAACGCATTCATGTTGCGTCCATCTAGGTCAGCATCTTCAATGATATTTTGTAATTGTGGTACTAGTTCAAAGGCATCCCAATCTCTGCCAGGAGCTTGACGAAATAAGAAACTCACATATAAACTAATTAAGGCCTTGCATTGATTATCTAATGGTGTAGTTTTAAGTCTTTGATCGTATTCTTTATTGCTTTCAAGTTGGTATCTTGTTAGATAGGCACCGTTGCGGAAATCATCTCCGCCTTGGTAACTGTCCAATAGAAATTGCCAACGCTCACGCTGGCGTTGGTATAGGTTATTAGTTGAAACGGCACGCGAGTACGCTTGCTGTAGAGTTAGTTCAGCCATAGGAAAAGGCTCCTTTATCGTTCATTTTTTATTTATGCAAGAGCGTGACCGAATCGTTGCGGTTGCCTTGGCACAATGGGTCGTGCAATTGGATATAAAAATTCCAGAGCATAGGTCAATGCATCTGCCCCATGATCCCATCCTGAGTCTTTGGCGGGTTGCATTGTGCCTTCTTTGTAACTCCAATTCTTTAAACATGCAATGGTTTTCTTACATGAGCTATCTATATAGAAGCGTGTGGTTGAATCTGGTCTCTTGAAGAACAAACTGTTGCCAGCATTGATTCTATCTCGCACCAAAGGATGTTGACGATGATAGCGTGTGACAAAGCCAGCCATCTCCAACAGTTTGATATCTGTGTTGCCGCCTGCACTGGTCTTTCTTTGAACACCTGCTGGGTCTGGGAACACAGTTATAGGATTCAATGGATATCTTAAACGGATCTCATCAATCATCTCTGTGGTATTACTATTGTCAATGTATATCTCATCGTAGACTTCAAAGCCATCTTTGATGGGTCTGCCTATCACTGCCGAGCATGGAGTCACATTAAAGTCCATGCCTATGTAAATGGGTTCACGCTCTGTGGGTCTGCGTACTTCACGCTGGTTGTGATCACCAAACTCATTGAAGATAACACCAGCAAAGGTAACCCAACTTGCTTCATACTCTTGTTGGAATATCTTTGGTGATAGATCTGACCGTGCTTGTTCTATCTCATCTGCATCTACAAAGCCGCCCTGGGCTGTGGTGTATGTAAAACTTGCCCAACCTTTTTTGGTTAGATAGTTATCATAAAGATCTCTGGCGGCTTGATTGCCTGCCTTGGGAGTGCCAATAAAAAGTGCATGGCCTTTTTGATCTGCCAAGCTGGGACGAATTATTTGTGACCATATCTCATCTAGATCTAGGTCACAGAACTCATCCACAACTATGAATGAGATTGATTCACCACGCAGGTTATCACCTTGTTCTGCACTCTTCAAACATATTTGACTACCATTGACCAAGGTCAAGCGAAGTTCGCTTTCATTGGTGTCGGCAATCCAATTCAACTTCTTCAGCTTCTTCTTTAACTTGGACCACACTAGACTCTTGGCCTGTTGGCGGCTTCCTGTAAGATACCATACCATACTGTTGGGTGTTCTTGCAAAGCGAGCCAGTTCACGCATGGCCAGGAATGTCTTTCCTCCACGACGACCTGCTACACAAACTCTAAAGCGTGTTTCACAAAGGGCTATCTCTTGTTGCTTGGCACTTAACGGCATAGCACACGATTGATATGATCAGCAATACGACCTGCTTCTTCAGGTGACACATAATAACTGCGATTGTGAGTTGTGCCTGAGACACCATCCCGGGTTGTTGTTGAGATTTTAAGATGTAGTTCTTCTTGACTTAACCAGGCCAGGCTAACTTGTAATTCGTAATCGTCAAGTTTCTGTATCAGCATCAAGCGGTTCCTGTTGATCTTCCACAGCGTCATCATCCACTGTGTCATCATCCATATCGTCAGTCCAGGGTAAAGGTCTAACATCATCACTGGTGGTTCCAGCATCCGATTGCAAAAGTATATTTTTTCCAAGCCAAATTAAAAGTGCTGGATTTAAGTTTTCAATGGCAGCTCTAAGTTGAGCCTGTCTTAATGTTGTTTTAAGATTGTGGCGACCTTTTATGAGATAATCCGCAAAATGTCTGCGTAGTGTATCTTCCTTGACACCAAAGTAGTTGGCTATCTCACGATCAGTACAACCTAGACTGGCTTGATGTTCTACTTCATCAGGTGGCACAGCAATTTTATTACGGCCGATCACAATGCCCATCTTTACGATTTCAGCCCAGTGACCTGTTTGAGGGCCTGGTCGATTGCGGGGTTTATTGTTTGATTCTTCTAGCATTTTCTTCCTGTGTCCTTTCAGCAATAAAGCCCAGTAGTTCTGGATTGGCTGAGAATATCTGTGCCCAGGCCATGCCTAAGTTGTGAACTTGATGTTCTGTCAATTCCAAATGCAGTAGGTCAGAAATTACATGTGTAACTTCATGCAGTACTGTGTCCAAACATTGAATGCCTCGCAGTTGATCTTGTATTCTAATTTCTTTATGTGCCAGGTCTTGTTCACCAAACGCATGACTCATCATGCGCTCAGGTATCCATTCAATGTTGGTGACATTGCCCAGGATTTCTATTTGACGCAGGGCAGTAGGGTGAGATTTAATTGGGGTTCGACTCATCGCTTACTTATCAACAACTCAACCTTCTGATCATTTCAAGTTCTGGATCATCATAACGCACCAGCACCAGATGTTGCACATCCGCTGTCATCATTGTAGGGGCTACCCGTTTTACTTGTATGTCACAAAGTCCTGCCCGTTCATCAGCAAAGAACTGATCCAGCATGGGATCCACAAAGCGAACTTCAGCGGCTGGCACACGCACCATAACGCTTCTCATGGCGTCTCTGTTGCTCATTGGATATTCTATCATTTCGTATTCCTTTTTGTTTGTTTTGTCAGTGTAGTGTAGAGTAGCAGGGGTTGCACGGTCACACACAAAAACATACAAATATATAAAAGAATATAGTTTCAATCTTGTTTATATGTGTACCCATGCTACTACTACGCTGACCCCTGGTTTTACGCCTACAAATATCGCAAATGCTGTTTTACGGTGCTACTTGTGTAGATCATAGTAGAACAATCGTTCGGACCTTTCTATGGTTTGTGGCCACTGTTTCAACCACAGCAATCTTTTCATCACTCAGCAGGTCTGTTAGAATCTGGTTGCGGTGTTCCACATCCAACTTACGAAACCATAGTGGTCCATACTGTGATAACTCACGCGGCGTGCCTGTCCATGACCTTTCTTTCATCCATTCATACAGTTTGTTGGCACCTGCACTACGATTTGGATCCAGTGCTGTGATGCCCACTTCTAAAGCTCTGCGTTGTTCAATGTAAAATTCCATAATATCAATCGCACACTGTGCGTCCTGTTCTGTTAGTTCTGTATGATCATTAAATGCGGCTATCGTTGCCGCAATTCTCAAGCAATGCTCATGCAATCGCTCTGCGAAACCTGAATAGTTCTTCAAGTCTGCTGAGCCTCTTTCCCTGCCAGCATTGCGCCAGAGTCCCAGTGTGATCCAGGCCTCATCCGTCTGAGTCATGATGGGCAAGTCCAGTTCAAAGTTGGTGTTCTTTTTATAACTGATAGCCCGATGCATCATACGCCCAATTTGTATATGAAACTGCTCCAGCCTGTCACGAGCCACTCGTTCTCGCTCCTGACTTTCTCGTGTAAACTCCCATTCGGGCTTGTCATACGCATCACATTGTGTT